AGAGGCAGGACAGACTTTATTTGGATCTTGATTGGGCATCACAAAAAGCAGATCAATATATTGTTATTGATTGTTATAGGATATTAGATCCAAATACATTTACCAATGTATATAACGATAGTTTTATTAAAAAATATTTGACTTCTTTAATTAAAAGACAATGGGGTCAGAATTTAATTAAATTTAGAGGAGTTAAACTTCCAGGCGGAATTGAGTTAAATGGTAGAGAGATATATGAAGATGCCGAAAAAGAATTAGAAGATATTAAGCAAAGAATGTCACTTGAGTATGAATTACCACCTTACGATTTTATTGGATAATGGCACTTAATCCCTTTTTTCTTCAAGGAGCTTCCTCCGAACAAAGACTTGTTCAAGATTTAATCAACGAACAATTAAAAATTTATGGTGTTGAAATAACTTATATTCCCAGAAAATTTGTTAGAAAACAAACAATAATAGAAGAAGTTCAATCATCAAAATTTGATGATAATTATTCAATTGAAGCATATGTAAATACTTATGATGGGTATTCTGGAGCTGGTGATATATTAACAAAATTTGGAATGAGTCTAAAGGATGAAGTAACTCTTACAATATCAAAGGAAAGATTTGAAGACTTTATTTCACCGTTTTTAGCAGCAGAAGATGATGGGACTGGAGACAGTGCGATTATATTATCAACTAGACCTAGAGAAGGCGACTTAATTTATTTTCCTCTGGGGCAAAGATTATTTGAAGTTAAATTTGTTGAGCACGAACAACCATTCTACCAATTGGGAAAAAATTATGTTTATGAGTTAAAATGTGAGTTATTTGAATATGAGGATGAAGTTATTGATACTTCAATTGATGAGATTGATACCCAAATTGAAACTGAAGGATTTATTACAACACTCAATTTGATTGGTGTGGGTAGAACTGCATCTGCTACTGGAACTATCAATTCTGGTTATATTCGTCAAATATTTTTAAACAATGATGGATATAATTATACTTCTGCTCCAATAGTTGCAATATCAACCTCTCCAACAGGAAATGTTAATCACAACGCTACTGCAGTAGCTATCACAACAAATAGAGGCGGATCGCTATCAGTAGAAAGTATTGTTCTAACAAATGCTGGCGTTGGATATACTACTATACCAACAATTACTTTATCTGGTGGTGGTGGAATCGGTGCGGCTGCTACTTGCTCTATAGAAACTTCAAATAATGGAATAATTAAATATACTATAATTGATGGTGGAACTGGATATAGTAGTGCTCCAGTTATAACTATCACTGGAAATGTTGGATTGGGTCAAACTGCTACGGGAACTGCAATTATTAACTCTAGTACTGAAGTTAGTGCAATTTATGTATCTAATCCAGGTAGTGGATATACGACTAACCCCACAATTACTATTGCTAATCCATCAATTTTAACAGGAATTGGTACATATCACTTTAATGAAATTGTTGAAGGATCTCAATCTCGCACACAGGCAAGAGTTAAGTCTTGGGATGTTGATACTAATACTCTTAAAGTTTCGTTTGTTGGTATTGGGACTACAACAAGAGGATTTGTTCCTGGAGAAATTATTGTTGGAGCAGCGTCTTCTGCAAGATATTCTGTTAAAAGTTATGATAATATGGATATATATGATACATATGCACAAAATGACGAAATAGAAGAAGAAGCAGATACCTTCTTGGATTTTTCGGAATCAAACCCATTCGGTAATTACTAATGCTAGGAAATTATTTTTATCACGAAATCATTAGAAAAACGTTAGTCAGTTTTGGAACGGTATTCAATGATATCCATATTCGCCATAAAGATTCCAATGGTAATGGAATTAGTGATATGAGAGTTCCATTAGCATATGGTCCAGTACAAAAGTTTTTAGCAAGAATTGAGCAGCAACCAGAATTAAATAAGGCAGTTGCAATGACTTTGCCTAGAATGTCGTTTGAGATGACTTCTATTCAATATGATGCAACAAGAAAGGCAGGAGTTACTCAAACTTTTAAGGCATCGGACGGCACAAACCTAAAGAAGGTTTTTATGCCGGTTCCATATAATATTGGTTTTGAACTTAACATTTTAACAAAATTAAATGATGATGCCTTACAGATCGTTGAGCAAATTCTTCCATACTTTCAACCATCATTCAATCTAACTGTAGATTTAATTGATTCTATTGGGGAAAAAAGAGATATCCCCATTGTTTTAGATTCAGTATCCTTTCAAGATGATTACGAAGGGGATTTTTCTACAAGAAGATCCTTAATATATACTTTACAATTTACGGCAAAGACATATCTGTTTGGTCCTATTGCCGATAGCACAGACGGTCTCATCCGCAAGGTTCAAGTTGATATGTATGCAGATACAGATACTACAACTGCCAAGCGTGAAATGAGATATACCGTAACTCCAGACCCTATTGATGCTGCACCAGACGATGACTTTGGATTCAATGAGAATTGGGAGTTTTTAAATGACTCCAAGACTTATAGCCCAACACAACAGACTGATATTTAATAAATTATGAATAATAATTATGAAGACATTGGTAAAGCACTCAACATTGAGAGTAGCATAGTTGAGGTGGAGAAATCTATAGAGAAAGTTGATATTGTACCATCAAAACCTGATGATATTAGGAAGGACTATGAATATACAAGAGCAAATCTATATTCATTAATTGAGAAGGGTCAAGAAGCAATTAATGGAATTATGGAACTTGCTGGCGAAGGTGGAAGTCCTAGGGCATATGAGGTTGCTGGACAATTAATTAAGAGTGTTGCAGATACAACTGATAAATTAATCGATTTGCAGAAGAAACTGAAGGATGTTCAAGAAGATACTGTCAAATCACCTAGCAGTGTGACTAATAATGCTCTGTTTGTTGGTTCAACATCAGAACTTTCAAAAATACTCAAACAAGGTTTTCTAAATAGTAAAGATTAGTCTTTACAAGTAATGAACGAGCAATTGAAATCATATAAAACTGTAGAGCAGATTGCGAAGAAACATCGTATGGATGTATCAGATATTCAGAAGCAACTTGATATGGGTGCTCCTATTGAGCACGAGCATACAAACAATCAAAAACTTGCTGTTGAGATTGCATTGCAGCATTTAGATGAAATCCCAGACTATTATACTCGTTTAAAGAAAATGGAAGCAGATGCTAAAAAGCATCATAAAAAGTTTAAGGATGTGAGAATTAATGAGGAAGGTCTTCGTGACTGGTTTGGAAAATCTAGATCTAAAGAAGGCAAACCTGGTTGGGTAAATGCTGTTACCGGTGGAACTTGTGCTAGTGATGAACCTGGAGAAGGAACTCCAAAATGTGTATCTTCAGCAAAAAGAGAAAGTATGACTAAATCGCAAAGATTATCTGCAACAAGAAGGAAAAAAGAAGCGGATCCTGGGCAACAAGAAAAATCTGGTGCTGCAAAACCAACCTATGTTTCAACAGATTCGAAGGAAAAAATGAAAGAAGAAATGAATATCCAAGAAGTAAAAGATAAACCGGGAAAAGGTAGTGGTAAAAAGGATGCTTGTTATACTAAAGTAAAATCTCGTTACGATGTTTGGCCAAGTGCATATGCTTCTGGGGCACTTACAAAATGTCGTAAGGTTGGTGCGGCAAATTGGGGAACTAAATCTGAAGAATGTTGGGATGGTTATAAGCAAGAAGGTATGAAAAAGAAAGGTAAGAAAATGGTTCCAAATTGCGTTCCTGTATCCGAAAATGCCGATGCACTTGATTATGATTGGCATACCCCAGTTCGTGAAAGAGCAGATAGATATTGCCCAAAATGTGAAAAACTTGAGACAAGAAGCGAATGTAAATACGGTCCAAGATATTGGGATATGTTTTCTTTACCTGCAGAGTTAATTAGTTCAAAGAAAGAGTATAATACCACAATGCCACATCCAGCAAATGAGGAGAAGGACTACGAGTATTCAATGGCTCGATCCGAACTTAGCACCATTATGAATGCTGCTAGAAGACTGAAGAAAAAAATGAAAGGTGAAGGTAATATTGAAGCCTGGGTTCAGTCAAAGATTACAAAGGCAGCAGACTATATTGATACCGCAGCAGATTATATTGATAGTGGAGAAAGTAAGGTTAATGAGGATGTGACAATTGAAGATGCAAATGGCAATACCTTTCTTCGGATTATCGATATTATCAAAGCAGACCGTCTTGTAAAAGAAGGGATTAGTTTTGATGTTGGAAAACCTTCTAGAGGTGCTGGTGCGTTAACTCCATCTGCTGCTGCACAACTTGGACCAAAAGCAGTTGAGTTACAAAAGAAAAAAGCTGCTTCGGTAAGTCTTCCAAGTACCGCTGGCGTTAAACTTGCAGATTCTTATAAATTAAAATCATTTGACGAATTTATGTCGGAAGCATCACCTGCTTGGCAGAGAAAAGAGGGAAAGAATTCTGAGGGTGGTCTAAATAAAAAAGGAATTGCTTCTTACCGCAAAGAGAATCCTGGATCAAACCTCTCACTTGCGGTTACAACTAAACCATCAGAATTAAAAAAAGGATCAAAATCAGCAAATCGCAGAAAGTCATTTTGTTCCCGTATGAGTGGAATGAAAAAGAAACTCACATCAGCAAAAACTGCAAATGATCCAGATTCAAGAATCAATAAATCATTAAGAAAGTGGAATTGTTAGTATGTCGTCGGAACTAAATGATTTCTTTAAATTATTAGCAGAAGATAAGAAAAAGAAAAAAGAGGAATTTCATTCTGTAGTCGGAGACTTGGGATTAGATTCTCTTTTTGGGGAATTTGCCAATTTAAAGAAAGAAAAGGAAAAGAAAAAGGTAAAAGAAGAAAAGACAGTAAAAGCATTTGAGAAATGGTTGTATTCAGAGACACCCAAAGAACAGGAACAAATTATTGAGGATGTAATTGAACAATCTTTGGATGAAGTCCTTGAGGTTCTTGAAGATCATAAAGAAAAACTTGAAGAACCCAAAGAGGAACTAATTGAGAAATCTTTAGGACTTCTTGCTGAGCCATCAAATGTTAAGCAACAACAGGATCCAATTACTCCACTGGATCAAAAGTTCGCAACACTTGATGATTTACAAAAACATTACAGCACTTTTCTTTCTCGTATTCAACAACAACTCTCCACATTAGGTGGGGGTGGAGAAACTAAATTAAGATATTTGGATGATGTTGTTGGTATTGCAACTAATCCATCAGTATATGATCAAAAATTTCTTCAATGGAACTCAACTACAAATAAATCTGAGTTTGTAACTATCAATTCTGGAAATATAAGTGGGATATCTACTGGATATTATGGTAACTTTTTTGATACCACAACACAAAATGTAGTGGGCGTCAATACATATCAACCAGTTAGACTAAACACAACAGACCTTTCAAATCAAGTATCAATAGCAAATAGTTCTCATATTGTTGTTGCAAATAGTGGTGTTTATAATATTCAATTTTCATTACAGATAGATAAAACACAAGGTTCTCAGGCTCACATTTATATTTGGTTGAAAAAAAATGGAGTAGATGTCCCAAATAGTGCATCCGAAGTTTCAGTTCAGGGAACATTATCAGAAACAATTGCTGCCTGGAACTTCGTAGTAGCATCAAATGCAAATGATTATTATGAACTTATGTGGAGTGCTACTGATTCACATACACGATTAAAGGCAGTATCTGCAAATGGGGTTGTTCCTGCAATACCATCAGTTATTGTGAGTGTGGTATCAGTATAACCGACTTTACTTGTAAGGAATTGTCGTAAATAGTAATGATTACTTCTATAAATTGTGTTAAGAACTTATAAAAATTATGTCTGATAATATCTACTTAGGTAATCCCAATCTAAAACGGGCAAATACTCAAATTGAATTTACGGAAGAACAAATCTATGAGTTCTTAAAGTGTAAGGAAGACCCTGTATATTTTGCACGAAATTATATTAAAATTGTTACTCTCGACCACGGACTACAACCTTTTAGAATGTATCCGTTCCAAGAGAAGTTAATTAGTAATTTCCACGAGCACAGATTTAATATTTGTAAGATGCCTCGTCAGACAGGTAAATCTACAACTTGTGTATCATACCTATTACATTATGCAGTCTTTAATGATAATGTGAATATTGCTGTTCTTGCAAACAAGGCATCTACCGCAAGAGACCTTCTTCAAAGATTGCAACTTGCTTATGAGAACTTACCCAAGTGGATGCAGCAGGGTGTGATATCCTGGAACAAAGGTTCTTTGGAACTTGAGAATGGTTCTAAAATATCATCTAACTCTACATCATCATCTGCCGTTCGTGGTGGTTCATACAACATCATCTTCCTGGACGAATTTGCGTTCATTCCAAATCATATTGCCGATGACTTCTTTGCATCGGTTTATCCTACAATTTCTTCTGGTCAAAGCACAAAGGTCATTATTGTTTCTACCCCTCGTGGTATGAATCACTTCTACCGCATGTGGCATGACTCGGAGAAGGGTAAGAACGCATATGTGGCTACAGATGTCCATTGGTCAGAAGTGCCCGGTAGAGACGAAGAATGGAAGCAGCAGACAATTGCAAACACTAGTGAGCAGCAGTTTAAGGTTGAATTTGAGTGCGAATTTTTAGGTTCTGTAAACACACTCATCAATCCAGCAAAACTACGAAATCTTGTCTATGAAGATCCGATTAAGAGAAATGCTGGATTGGATGTTTATGAGGAAGCAAAGGAAGAAAATAACTATCTAATCACAGTCGATGTTGCAAGAGGAATTGGTAATGATTACTCAGCATTTATTGTTTATGATATCACAAACTTCCCATATAAAGTTGTAGCAAAATATAGGAATAATGAAATCAAACCGATGATGTTCCCAAGCGTCATTCATCAAGTAGCAAAGGGTTACAATGAAGCCTGGTTATTGGTTGAGGTCAATGATATTGGTGACCAGGTTGCGAGCATTCTACAATATGATCTTGAGTATGATAATGTGTTGATGTGTGCGATGAGAGGTCGTGCTGGGCAGATTGTTGGTTCTGGTTTCTCTGGTAAGAAGTCACAACTTGGAGTCAGAACAACTGCGGCAGTCAAAAAATTAGGATGTTCAAATTTAAAGACCTTATTAGAGGATGATAAATTACTTGTATGTGATTATGATATCATCGCAGAACTCACAACATTTGCTCAAAGGGGCAATTCATTTGAGGCAGAGGAAGGTTGTAACGATGACCTTGCAATGTGCCTGGTTATTTTTTCTTGGTTAGTCGCACAAGACTACTTTAAGGAAATGACGGATAATGATGTCCGCAAGAGAATTTATGAGGAACAAAAAAATCAAATTGACCAAGATATGGCTCCATTTGGATTTATCTCCGATGGTATTGATGAAATGACC